TTGTCGTCGTAGAACAACCTAAAGAATCTTTAAAAGATGAAATAGTGGATAGACCTATTGTCGTCTTAGAAAATACAAAAGAATCTTTAAATGATGAAATAGTAGATAGACCTATTGTCGTCTTAGAAAATACACAAGAATCTTTAAAAGATGAAATAGTGGATAGACCTATTGTCGTCTTAGAAAATACAAAAGAATCTTTGAATGATGAAATAGTGGTTAAACCTATTGTCGTCTTAGAAAATACAAAAGAATCTTTAAAAGATGATGATGATGAAATTGTAATGAATACTAACGAAGATATTAAAGTAATACGTATAAACAAATCTTTTTTTTAAGATATAAAACACTAAATGTATTATGTATATTCATTATGTATAGCTTTAATAATTTTTATAATTATTAGTAGCTTTGAAAAAAAACAAACAATTACTGTTAAAGATTTATTAACATTTATAATTTTATATAGTATCGTTACTTTTGCCGTTTATTATATATATTCTGCTATGGATAAAACAACTACACCAATTGAATCACCACCTTCGTATATTCCTGAAACTATACAAACTGGATTTAATATTGTTTCTTCTTAACCGTAATCTTACAAGCATTTTTACTATTTTTTATTATAACATTAGGATCATATTGTTCATCTTCTTCTTTTTCATCATCATAATTACTTAATTTTTCTTTTTCATCTTGTATTGATTGCATATCCCATAAAGCAGAATCACATAATTTAAAAGTTTTATTTGGATCTGCTTTATACCAAAAAACTTGATCTTCTAATCTTGATCCAGATGCCCTATTATCTATTACTAAACATCCATAATCTTGTGTAACTTGTTCTAATACTTGTTCAAATACTTGCAAACTAGGAAACATTCCAGCATAATGTTCATATAGCCTTTCTTTATTTTTTTTAATATTTTCTTTAAAAATAAAAACATAATCAATGTTAGTTCTTAAAGCAGGACTTATACCCATAGGGAATTGCATTGTTAATAAAAATAATATTTTATAATGTCTTCCATTCATAAATATTTTACGTATATTTGCATCATTTGTCCAAGTTTTATCATACATTGCGTCATCCATTACTAAAAAAGATCTAGGATCTATAGATGTATGTCCATAATTTTCCAATTCTTTTTTATATTTTCCTGATATCTTTTGTTGTCTTTGAACATATTTATTTATCAATTCAGGAGAATATTCATCGTGTATTAATAATTTTGGTATAAAATGTTGAAAATATGAATTGGCGTGTTCTGTTGGCGATATTACCATTCCAATAGGAATATTTGTATGATATGATAATATATCCTTAATACATACACTTTTACCTCTATTACGTGCGGCTATAGCAACAATAACAGAATCATCTTTTATTTTTTTTGGATCAAACTTCTTTAATTCTAATCTAAATGAAGGTTTATTACCTGATTTCATTTAATCTTATGTTATACATTTTTAACTTCATCCTTTCGCACTTAACCAAGGATCTTCTTTATCATTAATAACATCGCTTATTTGTTCAACAGATTGGTCTTCTTCTTTTATTGATTTTATGGCATCAGTTCTACGACTATCAAATACTATATCTTTATTTTCTTTATTTTCTTTGTAATGTTTCATAAGTGTATTAAGTTCTGATTCTGAATATTCTTGATTTTCTACATTAGTTGCTATATGGCTTTCATAAGGCAACCAACAACCTACTTGTGCTACATAGATATGAAAATAAGGATCTGTTTTTTTTAATTTTTCGCATCTTGCTTTAGCTAATTCAACAGTATCATATACACCTCTTACTTTAATACCTCTTACAGATGTTTTAAAGTTATTTTCACTATGAAACTCTTTTTCAATTTCATCTGAATTAGTATTTTTAAAAAATGCTAATTGTTCATTCATATCATTATTATCAAAAATATATTTGTGATTATCTTTAATACCCATAATTATATCTTTGTTGTCTGGAAACTTATCAACTAAATTATCTAATAATTCTGCCATATCTTTCGAAAACTTTTCGGTAAATTTAGAAAAGTAATACGCATCTTTGTTTTTTATTACATCTTCGGGATTTAAAAAAGATACACATACAAAATTTTGATTTCTTAAAGGTTCATCTTCATCCAAATAATCTACTTTTGTTTCAGACATTTTAAATTGATTTTAAAATATATCTTTATATATAATAAAATGTATGACGTAGATATTAATGAACTGGTTTTAAAAGCCTTAAAATACCTGTTCCAAGGTCTTATGATAGCTATTGTAGCTTATTTACTTGATATGATTGGACCTAATAAACTTAATACTTGGGAAATTGCTATATTGTCAGCAACTGCTGCCTGTATATTTGCTATATTAGATATCTTAAGCCCGACTTATACACAATCCGCACAACAAGGTATTGGATTAGCAACTGGATTTAAACTTATGAGATTTCCTTATTAAAAAATTATATATAAACAAAAAATAAAATAACAAAAGCATAATGTTAAATAATTTAATTGAAAATGCTATAAGATCTAAAGGAGCACATTATGATTTAGCCGCAATCATTTATTATTTTTATAAAGATGAATATAAGGTCGTAAATGATAAGTGGTTTAAAAATGTTAATACTGAAACAAAATGGCAAGAAATGGAAGCACCCAATGATTTATATATTAATATTAGTCGTAAGATTTTTGATGTGTTAATGGAGGAATATGATAAACTATATCAACAAAGTAAAATAGCCGATACACTTGATTTGTCGGATTTATATAAAGAAAAAGCTAGAAAATTACAAAGAATTGCTAATAATTGTAAAATGGTTAATTATAAAAATAGCTTAATACGTGAATGCAAACCTTTATTTACTGTTGATGAATTATAGTTTTTAATATTGTTTTAATATCAACATCTTCTGTATTAATTGTTAAATCAGCATTTAATTTATCAATATTACATTCAGATATATGTTCTAGTCTTTCAAGATGTTCGGGGGCTTTATCCTTATAAAGATCTTCTATTCTTTTTATCTGTTGATTTTTATCAATTACCAGTTTTATTATATAATAATTATTTTTCTTAAGATAATTATATTCATTTTCAAATCTTAAATCGTCTATTATAATATGTACCTTATCTTTTATTTCTTTATCCAATTGTTTTATCCAAATATTATTATCAATTTCTTTCATCTTTTCTGCAAAATCTTGAATTAACTTACGATCTTTATATTCCATTTCAAATATTTCTTTAGCATATTTTTTTACGTTATCAGCAAAACTATATTTTTCTAACTTTAATATGTTTTTAAGTTTATTTGCTAATGTTGATTTACCTGAACATATTTTACCGGTTATTGCTATTTTCATTATTTATATAAAAATGATTTTTGTTTAAGTTAAAATGATATATCATTATTAGATAAACTTAATTACACTTATTATACTGTGATAATCTATTATTTAATTTGTTAAACTAGGAAAAGAAATCACTTAATTACGTTCATAATAAAGATTTTATCAATTATATTAAAAATGATAACTAATATATATAAATATTAATATGAATATTGATACTATTGATATTATTGTAAGTTATTTACAGGTAAATGATATTAAAAAATGTTTGTTTGTTTCAAAAAATATTTACAATAGTATTAAATTAAATAATAATTTATGGTTATCCATATGTAATAAATACTTTAAATTACCCGGTAATTATTTTCAATTTAGGAGTATTTTTAATTCTACTATATATTTACAATGTATTACTAATGCTACTAAGTATAAAGAATATTATAAATCTACGTATATTATTGAAAAAAATAAGAAAATAACTATTGGTAGATCAAGAACGAATGATATATGTATATTATATGATGATAATGTATCAAGACATCATTGTGTCTTTAAATTTATTGATCCTACTAAAATATTTATCAAAGATCTTAATAGTTGTAATAATACATTGGTTAATGGTAAAAAAATTAAAATTGAACAATTATATGTTGGTGATGAAATTACTATAGGCGGTAATGTTATTCTTAAAGTTGTTTTAGTATAAAAAAATGATATATTTATTTTATTATTAAATAAAATGGTTTTTGCCTATCAAAAGTTTAAAATTGTTAATGATATATTAAACAAATCAATTTTTGATCAAAATGTTATTTCAATTATATTAAAACATTATTGGAATAATTTAGAAGATAAAAGAAAAATATTACTTAAATGGGTTGATATTAGTAAATTAGATTGGTCTCGTTTATCACTTAATCGTAATGCTATTAATTTACTAGAAGAAAACTTAGATAAAGTTGATTGGGATTATATGTCTTTAAATCCTAATGCTATTAATTTACTTAAACATAGTGAGGATAAAATTGATTGGTATTTTTTATCTGCAAATAAAAATGCTATAGGTTTATTACAAAATAATATGTCTAAAGTTAATTTTGCACAATTATGTGATAATCCTAATGCTATTGAGATTATTCAAAATAAACAAGAAGAAATATGGCAAATGCCGTTAAATCGTAATAAAAATGCTATTCAAATGTTAGAAGCAAATAAGGATTACATTATTTGGTATGAATTATCTAAAAATAAAAATGCTATAAGTTTATTAAAAAATAATTTAAATAAAGTATCTTGGAAACATTTATCTTTAAATAAAAATGCTATTGATATTTTAACTGAAAATCAAGATAAAATTAATTGGTCTTATTTATCTACTAATAAAAATGCTATTAAGTTAATTGAAAATAACTTAGACAAAGTAGATTGGTTTATGTTATCTGCTAATAAAAATGCTATTAAGATATTGGAAAATAATTTAGACAAAGTAGATTGGTATTCGTTATCTTCTAATAAAAATGCTATTAAGATAATTGAAAATAATCTGGATAAAGTAGATTGGTGTAATTTATCTGGAAATCCTTCAATATTTGAAGATGAACCTATGCCAAATATTATATAGAATTATTAAATAATTCTATTAGTTCTATTAGTTCTTTAACTGTTTTATTATTACGTATAAACTTATAACCATTATAATAATAATGTTCTTCTGGATTATATATAATATTTTTGCGTTTATAATATGTCATTTCAATTGATTCTATTTCATCATCAATATTTATATATTCTAATGAATTATTTATAATTATAAAACAATTATCATCTTTAGGTGATTTTATTGATTCTAATGTATATTTCATTCTATAAGATAATTCTGGAGTATTATCTAGTGATCTTGAATGTAATAATGTTTTTAATATATTTTGCGTTATATTATGGTTAGTTGATATAAAATACTTATTTTTTTGTAGATCTTTTAGATCTTCTAAAATATATAATTTTAAAGGATTTTCGCAATAATATCGATTTGTTTTTTCAATTAATGAACCTTCATTTGGATAAAGTTGTTGTAAAAGATTATTATATTTTATTTTACTATCAATTTTTATTTCTTTTTGAAAAATTATATTATCTAAATGTATATTATCATTGTAATTTATTGGATGAACTATTAATAATATATTACAATCTTTATATTTTTCATATTCTATATATTCTGTATAGATCTTTGGAAAATATTTATTTTTAGGTTCTAATGATTTTATATCTTCTACAGTTTTGTCTATAATATTATTAATATCTATTAATTTTTTATGTTCATTATGATGATATATATATAATTTAGCAAGATCATAATGATAATTGGTTATTTTATTTATTGTAAAAGTATTATTTAATTTTTTAAGATCAATAATAATATTTTGAAGATTATAAAATATTGTTTCCATATTATTATTATTCTATTTTAATAAAATTGAAACTTTAAACCGTTTGGTTTTTTCATACAGTTATATATCAAAAAAAATATATTTAATGTGTTAAATACCTTCTTTTAACTTATAATGAATTATTGAAAAGATCTTAGATAATAACTAGGAACTCATTAACTATTTTGTTATATTTACTACTTTTTGAAAAATTATATTATCTAAATGTATATTATCATTGTAATTTATTGGATGAACTATTA